AGTGCGAGTGTGTGGTCTACATAATATTTGTCGAAGCCGGATTTTTCAATTTGTTCTGGTGTAAGATTACGGGTAAGCTGATGCACAATGGCACAGATGATTTCAAGGTGAGCCAGTTCGTTGGTACAAAAATGTTATCAGTAAAAGAAAAGCCCCTAAATCCGGGGGATTCGAGGCTTTAATGTAAGTTCAAAAGTAGGGGTATCGACCGTTCCCCGCTTGTTTTTAACTGTCTTCTTATATTCTACACGATCAATCAATAATTTCAAGGCTTTGTTCCGATCGGGAACAGAGAGATCCCAATAGCTAGATAATAATTCTTTACATTCCGGGATAAAACGGGATGAGTTTTCAAACTTCTGCTTTTCATATTCCAGATCTTTTTCTAAAGCGGAAATGGATAATTCAGCTTCTTCAATGCGTTCGTGTAAAGTGCTGGAACGCTCTAGGAAAACATCAGTTGTATAAATTTCACGCTCTAATAAATCATAAAGTTTTTCGTTTTGCTTAAGCAGTGCATCACGATTGGCGACGGCAGCAGAAAGAAGAGCCTGCTTTTCGGTTACATTATTTTTAACTTCCTGCGACGGATCCAATTGATAACCGGTTACCCAATCAGAGAGGACATTAATAACCTCTTTTTCGACAAGCTCCAGCGGAGCACCGATCGTAGGACATCCACGGGTATGGCACATAAGTACATCATAAGGAGCACCATGGCACCCAGGAGTAGTTGTTTTAGGGCGGCGCTGCATCTTTTTACCGCAACAGGAGCACACAATCAGACTGGCCAGTGGGTTCTTAGTGCCGTAGGATTCTGGAGGTTTTGGAGTACCTTTCCCAAGGTATCCTTGAGCCTCGACAAATACATTATGATCAATTAATCGTGGCTGGAGCCCAGTAGCGATCAGATCGTAATTATTGCTCAGTCGGGATTCCCTGCTTTTAGTAAGAACACCGTCTTTTACAGTGGTGATCTGCTTGCGATGTCCAATTCCTACTTTCTGATCATTTACGATATTCCCAAGGATTCCAAGTATAGTACACTCGAGCCAACGGTCACCGTTACGGGGCGGAATACCATGTGATTCAAGATACTTGCAGATACTGGTAATCCCTACACGATCGGGACCGGTAAACATGTCGAATATAAGTTTTACAACAGGAGCTTCATCCGGATCGGGAGCTAACACCCAGCCTCTGGCATCTTCGAGCTTTACTCGTTTCCAACCGTAAGGAGATCTGTTGAACGGCCATTTACCCTCACGGACAGCCGCAGTCACACCGGCACGCATCCTGCGCCGAATCGTCTTGTATTCTCTCCGGGACATGAAAAGACCAAATTCGAAATATTCTTCATCAAATTCATTGTTCGGATCGTATATCTTGGCAGGTGTTACGATCAGAGTTTCTGAATATTGGAATGTTCTCTGAACAATTCCCTGATCAACGGTATCACCTCTGGCCAGACGTTCCACTTCCATCACCAAGACACCCTTCCATAGTCCGGCTTCTACTTCTTTCAAGGTTCTCTGCATTTCTGGACGTGCCGCAATAGAATCCCCAGATACTACTTCGCGGTAAATAGCGCCGATTTGAAGATTCATAGATTTTGCTAACGCAAGAAGCGTCTTTTCATGGCGCTCCAGAACATCCACACCCATTGCTTCAAGTTGTGCATCGTTACGGGATTTTCTTAGATAGATTAAATATTGTTCGCGCATATATGTACCACCTTTCCTAAAATATGTAAAAAAGAGTATAAAAATAACACCTATGCAGGTGCTAAGAAAATGTGGTACAATATATTTGCGTTTTGGTATTGTACTAGGTTCTTGAGACCTGTATAGTATTCAAAGGTAGAGGCTCTGGTGCTGGTAACACCGGGGCTTCTGCTATTTTTGTGACTGTCCGCTGTTTGGGACTTTGCGTTTCTATGCTGCCGATTAAAGGCTTTATTAAAAATAGAAATCAGGCTATTTTTTGAAGAAGTAATTCTTTCCAATTCAAAGGAAACCCCATACTTGTTAAAATAACTTCTACAGTTAACACATGAGAATATTTGTATAAATTCTTTAATGCGATATCAACATCTTTTACTAAACGTCGAAATTCTTGAGTAGAGAGTGTAAGTTTTAATGCAATCATTACAGCAAACAAATCACGTTTTCCGTAAGCAAACTCTCCTTTTGACGTTTTAGGTAAATCCATAGCAGTATGGAGAGAGGTATCAATAAGAGGCCTCTTACTGCGAAAACAAAATAACCGATTTCCGTGAGCGCAAAAGTTACGAACGGAGGAAATGTATGTTAATATATTTTCTAATTCTTTGTCAGATAAATGAAACGTTTTCGAGATTTCCTGCCGTTCCTTTTGTTGCATTAAACTATAAAGTTTACTTATAGTACCCAATGTAAGAATGTTGTTTAAAACCCAAAGTGGAACATACCCATATTTTTTCAAATAATGTGATATACTTGGATCAGAACAACGTCCGGCAAGCTGTCGCTGAATATCTGCGATTAGACTTGTTATATTCTTGTTAGCATCTCTCCTGGTTGTATCAAAATTATTATAAGTCAGATAGTATGTTCCAGGATGCGCCTTAGGAAAATAATAAGCAATAAGGCTCTTTATATTAACTTCAAGGGGTAGTATATTGCGAAGAAAGATTTCGCGTAACTTCTGATCAAAAAGGTACAAATTGCAAATTTCTTTTATAGTCGTACCTTGCTTGTACTTATTGCTTTCTTCATTTTCCCAAAATAAAGAGCTATAACCATTGATGAGATTATAATAACCAATACGTTGCAATTTCTTCTTAGCAAAGCTTTTGCTGTCAGGAGCAGAAAAGTCGATGCCTCGTGTTTCTAATAATTCGATTAATTGTTCGTGTGTTTTAAAGGGTTTTTGATTCATTTGTGCCTCCATAAAAGGATATAAATAAAAAGACCCCGGGCCCGAAGGACACCGGAGTACGTTCCAAAATAGTATATGCTTTTAAAAAGAAAATAATCTCTCTAAAAGTAACTTGATAATACCACGCTAAAATCCATGTGTCAAGCGGTTTTTATATGATTCAATATATTGTATCAGGTTTTACACCTGTATAGTATTCAATCTAGGAGCTCCGGTGCACCAACACTGGGGCTTCTATTATTTTACGAATTAACACCAATGATACATACATAACATAGCCTTACTGTGCAGATAATACACATCAGGAGGAGTATGCTCATGGAGGTGCTGACGTGGCAGGCACGTACGAAAAAGAAGCTGACGCTCGTACAGCTGGAAGCGTTGACTGGAATCAGTAAAACCACGCTTAATGATATTGAAAACGGGAAAACTTCTCCAACGCTTCGTCAGCTGTATACGATTGCAACTGCGCTGGACTGTAATGTATCAGATCTGTATGATTGTGATCGTAAATAGATTATACCACTTGTCCCGGGCATCGGATGATATCCGGGACATATTTCCGTATATGCGGAAATATTAGTCAGATCTATTGCAAAACGTTGTACCAGGCAGTAAAATCATTCCAACAAAGGAGTGATGCAAAATGATCAGAAAAATAAATATTATTCTGGGAAAGCTGTCTCCGGGACAACTAAAGAGGGTATATGATTTTGTAAAACGAATCTACATATACCGGTAACTGAAAGGGAATCACGACATGTATGCGGTCGGGGATTCCCTTTTTCTATATAGCACCATTGCTTTCTACAAAAGCATTCAGATTCCCTCTTAGAGATCTTCTTATGTTAGGTGGCAAAGTTATGTACGTCTTGATGAAAGATCTGTCGGATTCATCCAGGCGGCAACATAATTCATCCAGAGCCGCTTCTGATAATTCGTGGAACATGTTCCCATCACCAAACATCAGGTAATCATAATTCGCATTATACTGCCTGCAGATGGCTTTTGCCATCTGATCGGTAAGTTTGCGATTCCCTTTTTCTATATTACATATAGCAGTTTTTGTTACTCCTAAAGGACGCCCGAAACTCTGGAGCGTAAGTCCTAGAGAATTACGTATCACTTTTACACGTTCGCCGTGTGTCATAAAATCACCACCTTGCTATTTATCCCAATCGACTTTCTGTACCATATCTTTAACTTTAGCTTTTATCGCCTGCCGTAATTCGGCTGGGAGATCCAGATACATTTCCACGACAGCTCGATCAAAATCATCCAGATCAAACTGCATACACAGTTCATCTACGATCGTTTTCGGGAGATCTGTAAACATATCCCCTTCGCCATACATTAGGTAATCGTAATCCACATTGTATTCTCTGCAGATAGATCTTGCCATCTGATCGGTAAGATTACGTTCGTTTTTTTCAATCTTTGAAATGGCTGTTTTTCCAACACCCAATTTTTCACCGAATTTTTCAAGCGTCAAACCAAGCTCTTTGCGAATCGCTTTAATTCGTTCACCTTGTGTCAATGGTTGTTCACCTCTCTTTCATTCGTAGCATAGCACAGTGATATAAAAAGGTCAATACAAAAAGTAGACTTAGGGGACAAAAACTATTGACAAAGTAGGCAATGGGGATTATTATGTAGACACAGGGAACGACGAGGAGGTGATGAGATGAAAGAATTAATAAAAAAACTAACAGAGTACTGTGACAAAGGAAGAGTCCACCAGAACTTTGTTAGTTTTACTGCGGGGTTGATTATTTCAATAATTTATATAGTTGTAAAAACGATTATGATGTACATCAATTAACACGCTTGAGAAGATCTCCAACCCGAGGACCGTCGAATGGCTTGGTGGAAGCTTCAACTTCTTCCGCTGTTCCGCCCCAGATACCGGAACGGCGAATTATCTTAGAAGAGTTTTCACGTTCACAAGATTCCAGTGTAGCCATATTGTCTTGGACATGGGTAACGACACCGGTTCCTTTGACGATTTCCAAAAAACCTAAACTTTTGTTTGTGTCTGGGTCAATGATTTCTTCATCACTTACTTTGTAGATGAGATATTTTTGCCCCTTGGAAATTTTCTGGTTGGAGCCAGCATTCATAACAACTTTACAACTATCGAGCACCTTAGCAATTTTAAAAGCCATAATATACCTCCTAAATCATATTTAATATTTCTGACAATTTGTCACGGGTTATGGTTGGTTTAACAATAATGTTTTTGTGAGTAGAAATAATACTAATCACATCTTTGTAGGAATCAAAAAGAACGATTTGAGCAACTTTGTTATCGTTTATGGATTCAACATATCCATATGCAATCAGATTTTCAAATCCATCAATGTTTTCGTAAAAGGAAACAACGGAATCGTGACCTATTAAGTCATTAGGCCAACACAAAACGTGATCGTTAACACAGTTTATAAGTTCGACAGAAGATTGACAATCCTTAGTATCTAACCATTGCTTGATATTAAGCCATGTCAATAGCAGCGCGATTAAAACAATCAAAACAATAGCATAGAAAGGCACCTTTGCACGAGGAGGATATTTATACATAAGCCATGCAGGAATAAGCGCAAGTGCAAAAGAGAGGAGATTGCTCCAATCACGAAAATAATTTTGAAACTGCTTTTTCATTTGTATCACCTCCAGTTCACAAAGAATGAAAAATAATCTGCAAATACAGTATAGGGGATTGAAAAAGAAAAAGCAATGAAGAAGAAAAAAGGAACAACATAAAAATCAACACAAAGTGAGGTGATGAAAGATGGATAAACTGAGTGAACTGAATGAGCTGATCGAAGATATGGAAGCGGTTGCCGATAAATATTACGGAAAAATAAAAGAAGAATCTTCTAATTATCTGGAAGTAAAAGAAAAATGCGCAAGAGTAGCAAAAGCAATCGCATACAGAAATTCGCCAATAGGAGAGTTTTTGAGGAGAAGATGGGAGAGAGATTATGAAAAAGATCTTGGAGACATCGAAACGTCTCCAAGATAAAAATCAAGCAAAGAACAACCGAAACGGTCAGCAATGACCGTCTACCGGGAATGACCACCCGGTACTGATGATGGTAGGTCAAGAAAAAGATAAACATAAAATCACATTAAGAAAGGAGAAAACCATATGACAACAGTACAGAACGAAAAAAACATGAGCAACCAGTTGGAAGATGTAAAAGAACTGATTCCGATGTACAAAGAATTGACACCAGATGAAAAGATCTACATTAAGGGCATGATGGCCGGATTCCAGACACTGAGACAGCTGGGAGCTAAGACGGCATAAGTAAAGGAGACAAAGAACATGGTAATAACAATGGCAATAGCCTGCGTCACGACTTCTGTTGCGGTTTCAATTGCAACAACAAAAATATTAGCCGCTTATTATTTCAAAATTGTAGACAGCTATGTAGATGAAATGTGCAAAGAGACGAGAAGGTTCGTCAACGAAGCTTGCGAAGAAATAAACAGGAGGTGAAAACAAGATGGAAATCTCAGAAAAGGAATGGCTTGATTTAAAAGGCGAAATAGCGGTATGCAAACGTGAAAATACAGCCATGAAAGCGATTATGAAAGAGAAAGAAAAAGACGAAAAGCAGTTGCTCAGAGCATTAAAAGAGTACAGACGTGAAACAAGAGTAGTCATAATCATTATAATGCTGACACCGGCAATCGGCGAAGTGTTAATGATCCTGTTAAAACTCTTACTCTTTTCTTTATAGATAATCAGGAGGTAACAAATGAAAAGACTGTGTTATAAATGCTTCTCTGAACTTCCGGAGAATGCAAATTACTGCCCGAACTGCGGAGAAGCAATGAGAGAACAGGAAGCGAAGACAAGAGAGATTAGAATCGGTTCAAATGTAAGAACAAAAACAATACCACTGGAAGTAGTAGATAAAGCTATCTGTGCAGAGGATGGAACGAATAACTACGATACGGAATGGAACACCAAAGTAGAGAATCCAAAGACCAGAGAAGAAACATTAAGAAGCCTCAATATGTACCCTCTTGCGCTTGTCGGACCGTTCAGCACAATTCAAAAGGAAAAAGGTGAAAATCTGTGGGAGGGAAGATCAAAGATCTACGAGGAAATCACGTCTCACGAGATTTTTATGAGAACAGTGATTAAAGAAGAAGCAAAGGAAAGATTTTTGAAAGTATGCATTGATCCGGGTTCCAGAATTGCAGAAGAAATCATGTATCAGACAACCATACTGAAAGAGATTCTAGACAAATTATATGTGCTCCAGAATACAGGAAGCGCAATGATCAACACCCAGGAATTCGCAAGAGCCGTCAGGGGTGTATGTAACGAAGAAAAGGAGAAAGAAGGTGAACCAGATGAATTATAACGAAAGATTAATGCCATGCCCGTTTTGCGGTGGAAAGGCAAACATGATAACAATAGCCAATGGATCCACTCATCATGATGCAAGTTTTACATTTGGAATCGAATGCTCGGAATGTGGAACGTGTCTTCCGTGGGTACATGAATTAAGAGCCACACTTGAAGATGGCGAGCTGAAAATCACAAAAGATGAACGAGACAAAGCTGTTGAAGAGTGGAACAGAAGAATACAAAAGAAAAAAAGCGAGGAAGAATGATGGAAAGACCAAGAAAAAACATCACCGCAACCATACAGCCGAGAAAAGCAACCGACAAAGGCGGGTGGCTGTGTATGCCATTAGCAGACAATATACCAAACGGTAAGAAAGGATGGAGGAAAATCCACTGTCCGATCTGCGGCGATATGTGTTGGAAGAGACCGGAAGACGAAGCTCTTATTCTCTATAACGGATTGGATGGAGCTGCATGCACACGGTGCGCTTTAAAGATGGGAGGTGACGCATCATGAACAAAAGAGTAAGAGAGATCGTCAAGATGCATCTGGACACCGGACTGATATGTAAAAATACACCGATTTCCATAATAGATCTGTCTGCAGGAAAAAGAGAAGGTGTTAGTGCTGGCGGACGATGGATATCAAAATATCTCGAAAGAGAGGTTGGCGCGTATAAATTAAGCGAGCGTAACGGGCTCTGCATTATGCTAAAAAGCCAGGAGGAACCGGAGGAAGAAAACCCATATTTGAAGAAAGAAACACAGGATCCAGATGAATTTGTTTCAGATTTGGTAGAGAAAGCACAGATGCAGCAGACATTACACGATGTATTAAGAATGCTGGACGGATGGGAATATCCTTCGAGACACATCGACGATGCGGAAGAGAATCTGAGATGTGCTATCAGAGAACTGCGCGACGAAATCGAGAAAATCCAGAACGTAATGGCGAAAGAAGGAAACAAGAGAGAATGATGGACCAGAAGAAAATTGATCTCCTGAAGAAATTGAAAACCTTGGCAGAACAGGGTGTTGGCGGAGAAAAAGAAACAGCTCAGAAGAAACTGAAACAGCTGATGCAAAAGTACGATGTGGAAGAAGAAGAACTGTCAGACGAGACAGAAGAAAAGTATGAATTCACGTTCCACGGGGAATTTGAAAGAAGACTGCTACTGCAGGTAGGGTACAAGATTCTCGGAAAGAAAATAAAAGAGAAAATGTACGAATACAAAAAAGGCGCTGGAAAGAGAACGACCAGAATAATCGAATGCACAAAAGCGGAAGCGTTACAAATTCGTATAGAGCACGAATTTTACTGCGACTTATGGAAAGAGGAACAAGACTTTTTCTTCGAATGCTTTATCCAAAAACACCGGATATTTACAGAAGACAATGAAGAAAAAACAGGAAAAAACAGAAAAATGACGAGGGAAGAACTAACCCGAATGGGTGCTGCAATGGGGGCCATGCAGGACAAAAGCTGGACACAAAGAATTGAGGGATAACAAATATGAAAAGACATATCCGGAAAAATAAGGTGATCAGAACAATCAAGATTATTATTGAGATTGAAGCAACGCTACTGATTACAGAAGTAATATGGCTCTTGCTCCTGTTTTACTGCAGAACAGCGGGACCATTAGATATCGTATGGAAGTAAAGAAAGCAACAACAGATACAAGCAAGTGAGCATATATAGATAAAAAGGAGGTATATAGCATGATTGTAGAGACGATCATAACAAACGGATGTACGTGTCACGTATCAGATGAAGCGTATAAAGACAAAAGCCAGGATGAGATCCAGCGCATCATTCGTGATTTTTCAGATCTCATTGCCAGGTGCATGAAAGAGAAGATGGCGAAAGCATCATAAAAGAAAAAGCCTTCAGGAAACTGGGTGAAGCTCCTGAAGGCACACAATGCATTGATTTTCCCAAACCTCACAACCACGGGGTAAAAGTCAAATACATCTATAAAAATTATAGAACGAACTTTCGGGAAAGTCAATGCATCATATTGCCGTCTTTTCGCCAAATATCCGGAACAAATCAGGGGGGCAATACCCCCGTTAAGCACTTGATAAAGATATTAAGATAAGGACCGACAGCATGATAAAAAGAGTGACATATAAGCTGAGAAAAGGAGATGTCCTGATCGTACAGGAGTACCATGACGGGAAGTATGGGGCGAAGGGATTACCAAGAAAGAAAAAGAAGAAAGCTACAAAAGAAGACATTGCAAGAGTAAATAAATGGAATAAGACGAAACGGTGTCAGATACGTCTCCTGGAATACTTCGAACCGAACGATCTATTGGTCACCTGGACATACAAAGTAGCGAACAGACCGGCAATAATGAAGGAGGCAAAAAAACATTTTGCGGAAGCGATGCGGAAAGTAAGGAGAGAGATCCGAAAAAGAGGTTATGAAAACTTCTATATGCGGAACATCGAAAGAGGAACAAAGGGAGCATGGCATATTCATTTTGTGATTAAAGAGGTTGGAGATACCGCCAGCATTGTGCAGAACGCATGGGATAAAGGCGGCACGTGGCTGACAAAGATAAAAGACAGCGATTACTACGGCGAGGACATGCTGAAGCTTGCAGAATACCTCACGAAAGACGAGCATACCACGGAAACGAAGAAAGATGGCACGAAGTCCAAACCAAGGATTAAAGAGTCAGACTTCCACGGATCCCAGAATATGCCGCTTCCAAAACCACATCCGGACAAGCTCTACAGGTGGAAAAAAGAAATAAAGCCGAAGAAAGGCTACTACATAGCAAGGATGTGGGAAGGTATTAACCCGAAGACAGGGTACAAATACAGGAGATACACGATGATTAAATTAAACAGGAGGATTTGATAAATGGGCATAACCGTAAGACAGGTGATGAAATACTTAAGTGAATATCCGGATGAAGCAAAACTCGGTGTGATGGTGGCGGACACGAAGAACCGAAAGAAGTACCAGATAAAAGACGGAAACTGGCTTGATATGTTTTCCTATCCGGTATTGGTACTGGATGTAGGAGAAGCACACGACATGGACGAAGTAGAGAAACAGGTAGCGTGTGAATGTGAAGAGCCGGAGATATTGGAACTGACTAAGGATCTGGTTCACTACAAATGCAAGAATTGCGGAGAAGATATCTGCGCAATAAAAAGAGGGAATTATAAAGAGCGCCTATGCAATTACTGCCCGAAATGCGGACAGAGATTCAACTGGGAAGAGGTGGAACTGGATGAAGCTTAAAAACATGAGAAGAAGCGAGGATACAGAACAGATTCACGTATGCAACTGGGCGGCGTGGAATGAGAACCGTTATCCGGAACTGAAATGGTTGCATCACATCCCGAACGGCGGCAGCAGGAACAAAGCGGAAGCGGTAAAGCTTAAGAGTATGGGAGTAAAGTCCGGAGTATCCGATCTGCATCTTCCGTATGCCAAAGGGGTATACATCGGACTGTATATCGAAATGAAATACGGGACCGGCAGACATCAGGACAGCCAGATAGAGTTTCTACACGACATGGCAAAGAACGGACACTACGTAGCTACCTGTTACACGGCAGGAGACGCGATTACAGTCCTGGAAGAATATCTGCAGTTAGACAACATGATGGAAATGTTGGAACCAAATGACAGTATCTGGAACGAAGGAAAGATTAAAGAGCTAAAGCGCAGAGCACCGAAAGAGGTGGAAGGATGGACGACAGAGAACGGAAGAGCATAAGAGAGTTCTATGAAGTATATAACATGATCAAACAGGGAAGAGAGCTCCGGGTGAAGACAAGATTCACACTGAACCACGGAGGAAGTATCCAGATCTTTGAAGGGATAGGCATCCATAAGAAACAGATCCTGAAAGTAGAAAGTGATGAAAGCTGGATAGAGTGCTATAGAAGGGCAACAGAAAGCCTGGTGGAATGGGAGAGAACGGAAGAACAGGAGGCAAAAGTATCATGAAAATAATTGCAGTAATGAACCAGAAAGGCGGGATCGGCAAGACCATGACGGCCGCATCCATTGCCTATATTCTGGGACAAGAACAAGAAAAGAAAGTACTGGTGATCGATGCTGATCAGCAGGGGAATATATCTATGCTCTACGGGGCATATGATCCGGAAGGAAGAGGACTTCCGGATCTGCTGGAGAATCATGAACGGGAAGGTGGTACGTACACTACATCCGAATTGATCAAGACAACACCGTACGACCGGATAGATATTATCCCGTGTAACGGCTATCTGATGAATACCAACATGTACCTGATGAAGACGGAGGAAGGAAATCAGATATTAAGACTAGCAGAAGACTTAGAAGACGTAGCAGCTGCTTACGATTACTGTGTCATCGATTGCGGTCTGATTATGGACATGACAGTGATGAATGCACTGGTGGCAGCAGATCTCGTGATCGTACCGGTGAAACTCGGAGGGTTCGAGATTGAAGCTGCCGACAACATGGATGAACAGCTGGAAAGCATCCGGAAGTTTAACGATCAGATCCGGATGAAAGTCCTGATCACAATGAGGCAGAAGAATAAAACAACACTACAGGTAGAAGAGTGGTTAAAAGAAAATTCCGGACACGATTGTTTCCAGACAGTGATCCGAAGATCTGTAGTAGCGGAAAAATCCACGATCGCACACGTACCGCTCTTAAAATTCTCTAAGGGATGCATAGCGTCCCGGGACTACAGAGCGGTCACGTATGAACTTTTGAGAGATCTGGAGGGTGGACAGGATGAATAAGAGACAGGTGAAGAAATTATACAAAAAGATTCATGGGTGCAACCCGCCAGAAGGAAGAATCCCGGCAGTACTTTTAAAAAATCCTGGTAAAGCGAAAAAAAGCGGAGGGATAAGACGGATGCCGGAGGTTGCACTGGAAGCTCCGGCATGCTTTTTCCCACCGACAGGAAGAAGAAAAACATATGAAAATCTCACACCTTATGACTACGAAATAATGGGGAAGTGGAGAGAAAGCATGAAACGGCTAAATAGCAAGCTAGAAGGGCTGATAGAAGCAATAAAGGGGAAAGGCGATCCGGTAGTGATCACCACCAGAAAATTATCAGAGAACCGAAAGAAGAACAAGGGAGCATCCTGGAAAAGAGTAAGGAGGAATAGATAGATGGCTACTGGATGGAACGTAATGGACGCATTGAACAATAAGACGAAGGCGGCAGCAGAAGACAATAAAACAAAAGCAAGATTCCGGACAAAGGATATTGCAATTAAGCAGATGTACAGCAATGACAAGAATTTCTATTCTATCCAGGACATCGAGCAGTTGGCACAGGATATCCTTGCCGTAGGCTTATTAGAGAACTTGACGGTGGTCCACGATCCATGCGATCGTGGCGAATACCGTATCATAGCCGGAGAACGAAGATGGAGAGCGTTGACACTCCTGGCAGAAAAAGGTTATGAAGAATTCTCTGTAGCATCCTGCCAGATCAAGACACCTGCAGAAGAGCATGAAGAGATGATCCAGTTAATCATAGCAAATACGTACCGGAATAAAACGGTAGCAGATATCCTGGAAGAACAGAAGACGCTGGAAGAAACACTGAAATACATGAAAGAGAATGGACTGACACTTCATGGTTACAAATTGGACAGCGGACGCCTGCGGGATGTCATAGCCAATATGATGCAGGTATCATCTACCAAGATCGGACAGATCGAGTCAATTAACAAGAAGCTGATCCCGGAGTTCACAGAAGAATTAAAAGAGGGACGATTAACATTCTCGGCCGCGTATGAGATTAGCAAGATGTCCGAGGATATCCAGGAGGATATGCTGGAGCATCACCGGGAAAAGGGACTGACATACAAAGATGTGAAAGAATATGCCGAAGAGCAGAAAAAAGCAGAAGAACAGATTGATGGCCAGCTGAGCATTGAAGACATGAATGACAGTGCGTGTCAGAATCTGACACCGGAAGAAAATACTGATCAGAATGAAGTGGTGATGGTACGCGTTCCAACAGAAGAGGAAAGAGAGTATCTGGAATTAGTAGCGAGAGAAATGGTGAGCACATACAAATACTGGTTCCGTGAAAATGCGGAACAGATAACAGGGCAGAATATAAGAATGTGCAATAAACTGATAAAACAAAATCTGCATCCGGGAGTATCGGGAAGAATTTGGGTGTTTGAAGGAACTGACGGGAAAGATGCCGGGGAAATAAGGATGTACAGCGGATATATCCAATTGTGGGTAGACAACGAAAATAGGGGGAATTTCCGTTGGCTCGACTTAACAGGAGCCATCAAAAAAGTGTTGGAGGAAACCGCAAAAGAAGAAACGGAAAAAAAGGAGAAAAATGAAGAACAGGAAGAAAAAAGCGAAGAAACCGAAGAGATTGAAACACCTGACACCTATGCAGTATCTGGCCTGGAAGAAGAACCTGCAGAGAAAGAAAATGAATATAGATACCAGGACAAAGAAGAAACGCAGGAACGAGTTCCGGAAGAGGCACAACTAAATGAAAAGAAATCTGAGAAAACAGAGCTTGACATTGCCAGGGAAGAAAATCAAAAATACAGGAATTATCTGGAGATGGCGAAAGGACACATGGATACTAATGACATCCGGGTGCGGACGTACAAGGTAATGATTGCGGCACTGGCCGGATATATCAATGATCTGGACACGGTAATGAATCCACCAAAAGAACCGGAACAGCCAGAACTTCCGAGATTCAAGAATAACGATCAGCGAAAAGAATGGCTGAGAAATTATAAAGCTTGGGGATTATGGTACACAGATAAAAACATAAATGTAAATTATTATAAATATGATTTCGCAGACAGCAGCAGGCTTGTGGTTGCTGAATATCCGGACCGAATAATGGAATGGAACGGCGAAGAGAGAAGAGACAGCTACCATTTCCATCTTTTAGAAAAAAATAAAAAAGCTTATGGAAATAAAAAAACATATGATAAGCAGTACGTGCATGGTCCAGATAGTGAAACGTATTTGGTAGAATTTTTGAAATGGCTACAAAAGAATGCGTGATATCTATGAGGATCAAAAATGTAGAACCAAAAGGTTGGTATGACATTCCAGACTATGATGGAGTATACCAGATTAACTACTGGGCAGACATACGAAAGAAATTAGGGAATGGAAAGTATAAGTACCTAAAATCGTATGTAAAGAAAAGTAATCAAGGAAAAAGACTGATTAAACTGAAAGACAAAGAATGGGCAGTGATGAGCCTGATGCGGATCACATTCATTGGAGAACTCCCGGAAGGTTATGTGACGTATCACAAGAATGGAATTAAAACGGATGATGTGTTAAGCAATATCGGAGTAACAACCAGAAGCGAGCTATCCAAAAAAATAGGTCGGATGAATGGCCGATCAACTAAGATAGTGAAAATGAACAAAGAAGGGCAAATTGTAGCGTTCTATAAATCGGCAAGAGAAGCCGCACGACAAAACTACATGGATCATCAGACAATATTGAATTATGCAAATAGAAAGGCAAAAAGCATCTACGCACCGGATGGATACGCATACTGTAAGGAATCAGATAAAGAGATAACAGAGTTGATCAGAAAGATAGAACAGAAAAACACAGCAATGCGGTGTGAATTTTATAAAAGCACCGGAAGCGGTATTTGATTATTAGGAGGATGAAGATGAAGACAGAAAAAGAAGAAATTAAGAAGATCACACTGAGGGAATTACTGGAATGTACAAACGAGGATGAAAACGTATATATCTACAAAAAAGACAGTGAATATGTTGGCGGTTTCCGAGTGGATATGGCAAGAAAGTATTTATGTGAGTCATTACTGGAGAGCACAGTGAATGAAATGAGAACACAAGCAGGCGATATCGTGATACATGTGGGATAAAAGGAGTACAGACATGATAACTTTTATTGAAAAGATACTTGGAGAAAAGATGGAAAAAAGCACCAAAGAACTTGCGGCCAGAACAAAACACTGGCTTACAAAAGCAAGAAAGAAAAACTGTCTGTGGTGTTGTATATTCTGCAGAGAGTGGAATATGTGTAAACGGGATGAAAAATAGAGGTGAAAAATGGACATGATAATATCTGCTTTCATAGCGATTGCAACCATAATGCTGCTCTTTCCGTTATGCTATGCGTGGAGGAGAGAAGTTATGGAATTACCAATCTGGGAGAAAGCTGCGGACAGATTAGAGAAAGCAAAAGATCTGTTTAACAGGCTGATTAGGAACAGCGATAAATAAAATAGCTTGCACTTGCCGGTAATTGTATCACAAAAAACAACCGGTTGATATAGATTCCCTCCGGCAAAAGCCGGATGGCAGCAGTCGGAGGAGAAAGGAGAACCTTGTGAGAAAAAAAGTTAGGAGCAAGGAAGCAGGACTGAATGAAGATAGGCACCAATGCAGGACGTGCATCTACAGAGCATGCAGAACCGGCTTGGGTGGTTGTAACTATATTGGAGTAGAAGGACATAGCAGAGGGTGCACGGTAGAAAACTGCACAGTATACGTAAAAGGACGTAAAAAAAGAGAGCATTGTGGTAGGTGAATGAAATGAGACAACATATATGTGACGGATGCGGGATGCCGATAGGCGCAACGTATTACACAATAAGAATATACGCAGGATGTGACGGACCAGGCGGAACGGCAAAAGCGTACGAACATAACATGAGACGGGCGATGCAAGATATGTATGGACCGAAAGAATATTGTGAAGCGTGCAAAGACAAAATTGAAAAATGTATAAAACAATGTGTGAATCACGGAAAGGAGAACTATGAACCATGAAGGTTATAAAGATCCGACAGCAGACAAAGCGCTGCACAGATACAACCAGATGCCCTACCACATGCGCAGAGCACTGACCGATCTACAGGATATAGCAAGTCTGTTCGGATTTGATATCTTGATAATAAAAGACAGACGGACAGGGAGGAAATTTAAAGTTGAAAATGAGACCAATCAACAAAGATAAGTACGGTATTGATACGAATAGATTTTTGGAGATAAAATACCATTGCTTACAGTATCCAAAATGGAGAAGGGAACTCGCAGAACTTACAAACACCATAAAAGCCATGCAATATGGTCAGGAAGGAAAAGGAAGTCCAAGCCAGGCGTCACAGACGGAACACCTGGCTATTAAACGTATGGAGCTGGAGGAAAAATGTAAACGGATTGAACAGACAGCAATCGAAGCAGACGCAGTAATCTATCCGTGGATTCTGGAAGGGGTTACAACAGACTATGCAACATATAGATACTTAAGAGATTCCAAAAAGATTCCATGCGGGAAAAAGATGTATTATGAGCGAAGAAGGAAGTTCTATTACCTGATGTCAAAGAAAATTTAAAAAAGAGGGGGACTCAGGATACAAGAAAGTGTGTTATTATGGTAACATCAAGAAAAAAGAACAAAGGACATACTCACCCGAAGGGTGGCAGCAGTCGAGAGATTGTGGCCATCCTTTTTATGTATAGAGAAGTAAAACAGAGGTGCTGATATTTACCCGAAGGGTGGCAGCAGTTAATAAAAATATCAAAAGAAGCATGAAACTGTTGACATATGGTGCACCATATGATATTATATATACATAAGGAGGTGAGATGCAGATGGGAAAGAAAAAACGAAAGAAAAAGAGAACTGCAATAAAGCTACTGATAGAATTTCTGATTGCGCTCGGAACATTCTTGACAGGGCTAGCAAGCTTGATTACAGCTCTCAAATAGGGGAAAGGGCGAAAGCCCTTACCTCTTGTAAAGATTATAACCCATCTGACAGGATATGAAAAGAATAAGATTCAGTGAATTGTTTTTGTTTGCGGCGATTGTAATATTCTTTGGATCCGGAAAGAACATCTATAGTAGTGTATTGCTTATGCTTGCATCAGCATACATGATGATAGATATAGCCTCGGAACTTAAGAAGAGGAGGGAAGATAATGCCGGTCGGGAATCCTAAAGCGCAGACGATTGCCACCAAAAGATACGAGAAGAAGGCAGGCTGGGTATCAAAGTCCTACAAACTCAAGAAAGAAGTTGTGGACGAATATGCAGAAGCCTGCAAGAAAGCGGGAGTGAGTGCCGCAGGACAGCTCACGAAGATGATGAAAGAGTTCATCGAGGAAGTAAATAACGGATAAAGAAAGAGCACTTGGAGAAATCCAGGTGCTCTTTTGCGTGGAGGAATTATGATAGTTACGTGCAAGAATAAAGGTTGTATACATTACTGGAAGCTTAACAAGAAAGAACATTGTCCTGCAGAAGAAAGTTGCCATGGATATATGAGCAATAGAAGAGAAGGGCAGAAGCAGATTCCAAAGTGTAAAGACTGTGAGTTCTGCAAAAGGATCTACACAGATCAGGGAAAAGAATATCACTGGGAGTGCTGTTACAAAGGCAGACACAAGACGTTATTAATGGTAGATCAGAGACGTTGTGACTGCCGGTTATAGTGGAGCTGGAGGGTGCGGAAAGGGAGCACGCCGGTCTTAATAGCCGGAGGACACAGGTTCGAATCCTGTTCCAGCAATTATGGAATGGACACAACAAGAGATAAAGAAACTGATAGAAGAGAATAAGCTGTACCGATTCTATAAGAGCAAAGAGTGGATCGCATTAAAGAACAATGTACTGGATAAGTTCCATCATGAATGCCAGTGGTGCAAGGAGAAAGGAAAAGTATCAAGAGCTGAGACAGTGCATCACGTACAGTACGTCAAGACGCATCCGGAGCTTGCACTGTGTGAGTTCTATGAGTACAGAGGAAAGCAGTACAGGAATCTGATACCACTCTGTCATGACTGTCACGACAGAGCGCACGAAAGAATGAAGTACAGGAAGGTGAAGCAGGTGAATGAAGAACGATGGTAGAAGAAGAGATAAAGGTTGGAGATCGCGTTACGTTTACGGGACATGGATACAGGAGAGCAATAGCATATGGATATACGAAGCTGTTCGGAGAGAAGGAACACAAGGTTCTGGAGGTTCGAACGTCCTGCTGTAACAGATTCATTGTGTTGGACGATGTGGATGGAATGTATTCCGAAAAATTTTTTACAAAGGTACCCCCGGTACCCCCTATACCCTAAATCTGTGGGGGACGCTTACAACGGGTAGGGGGCACGCCTGAACCGCGCTGACTCGCGCGTGATAAAAAATGGAAAAAAGTTGGTGGTGAAAATATGGCGCGAAAGTCGAAAAAAGCCCGTGAAATGGACGAAATCAAAGAAAAAATTAAAACCAGTTTAATTAAACAATTACGTACAAAAGGTGCAGAAACGGAGCATTTTTTGGACATAATTAACGATTATATGGAGTTTTTTGATACAAAAAAGGCTCTACAAGAGGACATAAAAGAACGTGGAGTGTCGTACAAGACGCTTTCTGCAAACGGATTCGAGATCACAAAACAAAACCAGTCCGTAAAAGATTTGGTGGCTGTAGAAAAGCAGATGCTGAGCATCCTGAAGGAGTTAGGACTGACGACGGATGAACCAACAGGAAATGAAGTAATCGATGAAGATCTGTAAACAGATTGACCAGTATATTGAATTCGTAAGAAGCGACGAAGCAGTTGTGTGTAAAGAACAGCTGCTTCTTTGTGATTTTGTGGAAAAAGTATTCACGGAGGAAGATGTCTATGTAGATGAAAAACAATTAGAAAGATACCTGGGATTACAAAAGTACTTCCCTTACAAGCTGTTACCGTGGGAGCAGTTCTGCTTTGCATTACACAACTGTGTGTACAAAAGAGAAGATGGACAGCTAAGATTCCCGTATCTGATCATCTTGGTTGGACGTGGGGCGGGGAAGAATGGGTATCTTGCGTTCGAGGATTTCGCACTGATCACACCGGTCAATGGAGTTAGAGAATACAACATTGACATATTCGCCACATCGGAGCAACAGGCAAGGACAACATTCAAGGATATACATAATATTCTTGAGGACAATGAAAAATTCTTTAAGAATTCGTTCAAATGGAATTTGGAATGTATCACCAACATTAAAACAAGGTCAGAAATCAAATACCACACCCGTGCTCCAGGAACCAAAGACGGAGGCAGACCGGGGAAAGTGGATTTTGACGAATATCATGCGTATAAAGATTATGATCTGATCGAGGTAGCGACCGGAGGACTTGGAAAAAAAGATTTCCCAAGACGAACGGTAATATCTACACAGGGAGATATCCGGGATGGTCCACTGGATGAACTGCTGGACACCTGCCTGTTAATCCTGAAAGGCGAAATACCGGATAATGGGAAATTGCCATTCATCTGTTGGCTGGATGATCCAGAAGAAGTACATGACGAAAAAAAATGGCATAAAGCAAACCCGTCATTGAAAAACTTTCCAACGCTTTTAACTGAAATGCGGATGGAATACGAAGAATATAAACTAGATCCGGTAAATCACACCGCTTTTATGACTAAACGAATGAACCGGCCGCCAGGGCAAACGCAGTATTGTGTGACGGACTGGGAGAATCTTGAAAAAGCGACAAGAAGTCTCCCGGATCTTCGCAACCATTCCTGTGTAGCAGGAATTGACTATGCAAAAACAGAGGACTTTGTAGTAGCTGGATTATTATTCAAAATTGAGAACAAACGTTACTGGATACATCATACATGGGTGTGCACGAAATCACGGGATCTGGCAAGGGTAAAATATCCACTGGAAGAAGCGGAAGAAGAAGGAGTACTGACGATGGTAAATGATGTCGAGATTGACCCAGAATATATAACAGACTGGCTGACAGAAAAATCAAAGCTGTACAAAATTGAATCCGTGGTGATGGACAACTTCCGACAGACATGGATGAGAGACGCACTGAAGAAGATAGGATTCTCTGACGAAAAGAAGAATCTGAAGCTGATCCGACCAAGTGACCAGATGAAGGTCGCACCGGTAATCGGCTACATGTTTGCACGCGGTTTGGTTGCCTGGGGAACCAGCAAGATCATGCGCTGGTATGCATGGAATGTAAAAGCAGTGACAGACAAGAAAGGTAACGTCACGTACGAAAAAATAGAAGGGCGTTCCAGAAAAACGGACGGCTTTATGGCGTTCGCGGCAGCAGTCACGGATGAAGAAAGAATCAAGCAGAGAAGAATTATCAAGAATAGGATAGGAACAGTATGTTAGGAGGCATAGCATGGGAGTAAAAAACTTCCTGGAAAAAGTATTTAAGGTTACCGGTACAAATGCAGAAACGGTCGTGGTAAATATACCCGCATCAATCTACTACAAAGAACTGGCAATCTACACGGCGAGCTCTTATCTGGCGAATGCAATCAGCATGGCAGAAATGAGAGTGTTCAACAAGGGAAAACCTGTAAAAGATCAGGATTATTACCTGTTAAACGTAGCGCCAAACAAAAACGAAAACAGCAATTATTTCTGGCACAGAGTAATCCGAAAAATGACACGAACGAAGAAAGGCGCACTGGTGGTCGAGATAAATGGTGAACTGCATTGCGCGGAAGACTTCACGATCGTGCAGGAAAGGCCGGTTCTCGGGAATATCTATGGCGGTATTGTGTTGCCTGGGGGATTACAGCTCAACCGGACGTTCAGGGCGGACGAAGTGTATTTATTCCGAATGGAGGATGAATGCGCACAGACGCTGATCGATGGAGTGTACCGGGAATACGGGAAGCTCCTGGAAACGGCAGCAAGAACTTTCAAGGATACGAATGGAAGAAAATTCAAGTATAAGGTAGATGCAATTAAAGCCGGGGATGAAGAATTCCAAAAACAATTCAAAGAAGTTATTGCAAAAAACATCAAAGATTATATGGAAAATGAATACGCCACATATGTGGAGTATGCTGGTGAGGAACTGATAGAAGAATCAGTAAAATCCCCGAAAACCTCCGATGATTTCGTGAATATCCGCAAAGACATTTTTGAGATGGTCGGACAGGCTTTTAAAATTCCAATGTCAATGATGATGGGAAATATCACGAACCTGAAAGAGGTGTGTGACGTATTCCTGACGTTTGGCGTGAACCCGTTAGCAAATACCATTTCGGAAGTGCTGAATAAGCGCGCGACCGTCTATGAATACATGAACGGGAATTATTATCAGTGTTACACCGGAGGAATCAAACACAGAGACCTGTTTGAGACTGCGGCCAATGTAGAGAAGCTGATCGGCTCAGCGATCATAAATACAGACGAAGCAAGGGAGGAATTAAGCTTGGTACCATTAAACACACCGTGGAGCAAAACGTATTACGTTACGAATAACTTCAGGGAAGCAGATGATACAAGGACAGCTGTGAAAGGGGGTGAAGAGGATGAATAAGATCGGTGGAATTTGCTTTGCACACCAGCAGGCGGGGACAGTACATAAAATCTATCTGTATGACGAAGTAAAAGCAAAAGGAGACTTCAACTGGGAAACATGGGAGTATGACGAGTCTGAGACTTCGGCAAACCATTTCCGAGAATTATTAGAGGGCGTGTCAGATTCTGACACCATTGAACTGTATATCAATTCGGATGGTGGATCTGTAAAAGAAGGAACTGCCATTTTTACAAACCTGAAACGATGCAAAGCATACAAGACAGGTTATGTGGACGGAGTGGCGAACAGTATCGCCGCCACGATTCTCCAGGCATGCGATCACCGTGTAATGGGGGAGGGAACCGCTATGCTTCTTCATAATATGTGGACGGTAGCTGCAGGAAATGCAGATGAACTCAGAAGTCAGGCAGATAACCTGGATGCCTGGATGAAAGCTTCCAGGTCACTTTTCTTAAATCGGTGTGGCGGAAAGATCACGGAAGAAGAATTAAAAGACATTATGGATAAAGAGACACTGCTTGATCCGGATCGTGCGCTGGAACTTGGCATGGTTGATGAGATTGCTGGACGTACTACAGTAGAACTTGACGGGGCAATGCAGTCATCGAAAGAGATTGGAAAAATGAGAGACAAGATTAAACAGTCGAATTTCTCGAACCAGTTAAAAGAATTCGAAGAACTGACAAAGCCGGAAAAAGAAGAAAAAGATGTCTCTATGCAGACATTTTTTAACATGTTTTCAATGTAAAAAAGAAGGGAGAAAAAAGAATGTTAGGAAACATTGCGGACACAAAACAGAGAGAGGCAGTAGCGGCTCTGCAGAGCGCACTGCAGAGCGGAAACGAAGAGGAAGGGAAAAAAGCCTGGGGACAGGTGATTGACGCCATCACAGAAAAGGTAAAGACAGACTTTGAGATGTACAGCACTGATACGAATGTGCTTGCTCAGAGAGGCTACAGACAGCTCACAAGCGAAGAGACGAAGTTCTATCAGAATTTGGCAAAGGCTGGAAAGGCGAGCGATCCGAAGCAGGCGTTCACGGATCTGATTAGTACAGATGGTGGAATGCCGGAAACTATCATTGAAGATGTGTACAGAGATCTGTTAGAGGAGCACCCACTGTTAGACAAAATTACATTCCAGAATGTGAAATACCTTACAAAGTGGCTCTTAAATGATCACACCAGACAGAAGGCAGCCTGGGGACAGATCAATGGCGAGATCACACAGGAAATTGAATCTGCATTCAAGGGCGTAGAGGTTACATTACTGAAACTGACAGCCTATGCAGTGATCCCGCAGGATATGCTGGATCTTGGACCAACGTTCCTCGACAACTATATCCGTACAATCCTGAAGGAAGCATTATACGCAGCACTCGAAAAAGCAATCGTATCAGGAAGTGGAAAAGATGAACCGGTCGGACTGAACAGAGATATCCATGAAGGAGTAAGCTTTTCGACATCAACCGGATATCCGGAAAAAACAGCAATCCAGGTAACAAATTTCCTCCCGGCAAATTACGGACCACTTGTGGCAAAATTGGCAGTCACAGAAAAAGGACGTATGAGAAGTTTTGACGAAGTACTGATGATCTGTAACCAGGTAGACTACCTCAACAAGATCATGCCGGCAACTACGGCACTGACAACAGGCGGAACATACGCCAGAGATTTATTCCCGTTCCCGACAGAAGTTGTGAGATCGAACGAAGTGAAAACCGGACAGGCTATCCTGTGTCTGCCGGAAGAGTATTTCTTCGGGCTTGGAGAAAGCAAAGACGGAAAGATTGAATATTCCGATGAATTCAAATTCCTTCAGGACGCGAGAACATATAAGATTAAGCTTCACGGAAATGGCCGCCCATACGATAACACAGTAGCGATTGTCCTGGACATTAGCAAACTGGATCCGGCATATGTAACTGTAAAAACTGCGGATACCGTTGTAACGGCATAAGCTATGGGCGAAGAAGAAAAAGCAAAACTTGTAGCAGCAGTAAAAAGAGAATGCCGGATAACTTGGGCGAATGATGATACAGAGAAGGAAATTACGGATATAACGGAAGATGCCATTGAAATAATGATGCATAAACTTGGAATGCATGAAGATGATCAAATGGATTTTACGAAACCGGGATTCGCCCGAATGCTGCTACTAAAGTATAGCTGGTATGCGTGGAACAAGATAGCATGTGAATTCGATAAGAATTACAGAAACGATATTATTACAGCAAGACATAAATACGAGGTAAAATATGGCGAGGAATATCTTGAATGATTACGGGGATGGAGTTGCCGAAATTTATCGCAAAAAAGACGTGGAAAAGAATGTAAAAAGCCTAGATGATTTAGAATATCTGGGCTTTTTGTGTTTCACAGAAAAGTCAAAAAGACAGCAAGACATTGAATTTGCCGAACAGCACGGAGCAAATCTGACAACTAAGATAGTAACCCCGGATCTTATACCACCGGATAGCGATTATAATGTGGTAATTAATAATGTGATCTATGCGATTATCTACGTTGATCACGATAAGAAAAACCGTGAGTTGTATTTCTATCTGGAAGAGGTAAGGAAAATTGAAAGACAAAATTAAAGAAGCCTTAAAAGAGATCGTGCCGGATGTATATTACGGTGCCGGAAGGTTCCAAGGACGCGAGAACTGGGACTGCATCGTGTTCGGAAAAAGGAGAGCGGGAAAGTCAGAAAGCAAGGGTGGAATAACCAGGCGTTATTTCGTTGCGATTGTGAAAGAAGAGTACATCCCAGAAGACTTGGAGAAACAGGTGATCGAAAAGATGAAAACACTTGGATTCAAAATCTCAGATACCGACACGGCATACGATTATGTGCAGAAAGCAGGAGAGTGTATTGTAGAAATCTGCACGATGGAATTTGGAAAAACGGAAAAAAGGTGTAGCCGATGAGTTATTTTTACCTGGATGCAAAAGAATTTGATAGGGTCGCACAAACGATCGAAAAATTTTCCGACAGATCTGTTGCAGAGCAGATTATAAACGATTATCTGGCAAACGAGGGCGGAAAAAAGATAAAAGAGTATATCCGGGCAATCTTGCCGGTATCCGGTAGAACATGGAACGGAAAGAAAACAGCAGCCTCACAGACGGATCCATTCCGGATACAGGGGGAAAATCTTGCGGTAAAGGTATACACAAAAGGCAACTATCATTACCTGTACTTTCCGGACGATGGATCAAATACAAGACGTCACCGGGGGGATCAGCAGTTCATGTTCCGTGGTGCTGAAAAAGCCGGGGATGAGATTGTGAACGGGGTAATTGACAAATTAGTAAAACGATTGGAGGAAACATAAAATGGCTGGAATCAGAGAAACAGACTTCACAGAAGTCGAAATTAAAAAGCTTGGAATCCGGATCGGAGTTGCAACAAAGGCAGACGTTCTGGATTGCGTGGGGAAACTGGAAGAAGAAATGGAATGTAAAACCAGAACGAAGTCCTGTGGTTCAAAAACCTTAAAGACCAGGACAAAAGGAACGGGTAACGGAACACTGAAAATTTCTGCATATGCTCCACAGGATATGCTGGCAGACTTGTACGGAATGATTCGCGCAGAGTTAAAAGACGGAGTAATCGCCTACGGGTCAAATTCACTGCACGCAGTAGCGTGTGTAACAGCGTTAATTCTGGACGAGGACGACAATGAAAAATTCAAGGCTTATCCAAACTGTACAATCCAGACGGCATTGTCGAGATCTGTGGATAATGACTCAGAAGATATCGCTATGCTGGAATTGGAAATTGCAGTCATGCCGGATGAACACGGCGAAGGCTTATATGAAGCGATTGTGAACGACCTGAAAGATGATACCGTAAAACAGAAGTGGATGGAAGAGTTCTCGAGAGAACTTGTTACTACAGTAGCAGCGTAAGGAGAGAAAATCATGAAAGTAAAAGTAAAACAGAAATTCAGAGACAAATACACAGGAGACATCCGGTTCACGGGTGAAATTGTGGAGATGTCAGAAGAAAGATACAATGAAATCAACGCCAAAAAGAACGGACTGGTGGAAAAGGTAGAAGAGAAGACGGAAGAGACACAAACGCTGGAAACAACCAAACCAGAAGCTGAATCGGTAGAAGCTCCGGAGCATCCTGAATCATCAGAAACAACAGAAACCCAGGTAGAAGCTCCGAACGAGCTTACCAAATCTACACTCGAAAAGATGAAGGTAGACGAGCTGAGAAAGAAAGCAGAAGAAATGGGAGTTGATTCCATGGGCAAAAAAGAAGAATTGATCAAACGTATTCTTGGCAAGGAGGAAAATGTAGATGAAGAATCCTAAGATTAATTATGAGGAATATGAACTTACAAATGGGGAGTGTGTGGCAATGTCCACCGCTCCTATTCTTATGTTGACATTAAGAAAAAGCGATAAAAAATCGTATGAGACATTAAGTAAGGTTTTGGTAAAAGGTGTAAATGATAAAGACGCACTTGAAGTAGCGGAATTTTTGTATGCTGCCTACAAAAATGCAAATCAGGACGAAGATTGCATGTCGTTTACAGATTTTTTTGAAAATATGGACCAGGACTGGAGAAAGAACATGGAAGTGATTAATGAGATGTATTCGCCGTCAAAAAAGCAGGATTCCGGGACGGATTCCGAAGAGTAACACGTAAGAAAGCAAAAGGCTATTTAAGACTTCCACGGTTCGAGATTGAAACCGTGGAAGATATGTACGTCTATTACGTGATTATGAATGGAATCAGTGAGGATGTATTCTGGTATTCGGAATATAATTCTCTGCTTACGATCCTGGAAGACAAATATGCATATGAAGCGTGGAAGGCATATGCAGAAGAACAGATGCTGGAGAGAGGGTGATTGATTAAGTAACAGAGAAGCAAGCGTAAAGTTCCGAGCAGATACGAAAGAACTGACGAGCGGGCTGAAACAGGCAGAATCGTCATTGAAAGCGTTACGTGCGGAGTTAAAACTGAATGAAACGCAAATGAAGGGAACTGGGGAATCAACGGACACCCTGGAAAAGAGAGAAAAGATCCTGCAGAAAGAGCTGGAGGCAAGTGGCCAGAAAGTGGAGCTGCTGACCGGAAAAATGGAAGCAGCAAAAGACATATTCGGGGAAAACTCGATTGAAGCGAATAACTGGAGTGCAAAACTTGCAGACGCAAAAAGAGCACAGGAGGCTATCTCGCAAGAACTCTCACAGACATCTGCAAAACTGGAAGAACAAAAAAACGCAGAGACACAGCTGTCTGCGGAGCAGCTAAAGGCAGCAGAAGAAGCAAGAAAACAGGCTGAAGCAGAAGAACAGCTAAAGGCTGCCGTGGGACAGACAGACAATAAGATTCAGGAGCTGGATCAAGAACTGCAGCTGAACGAAACGAAGTTGGAGGGCGCGAAGAATAAGACAGACCTATTGAAAGAACGCCAAAAACTTCTTGGTCAGGAGTCAAAAGCAGCTGCAGACAAGACGAAGATCTTACAGGATGCGCTGGACGAATGCGCCAGAGAGGTTGGAGAGGACTCTGAGAAGTATGCAGAGTTGAAAGCGGAACTGATGGATTCTAAAATCAAGCAGGAAGAGATTCGGAACGAGATTAAGAAGACATCGGAAGAATTGAAGAATCAGAAGACGGCCATCCAGACTTTTGGCGAAGGGCTTGGAAAGTTTGGCGAAGGGACGGAAAAAGTCGGACAGAATCTGAAAGTGGTCAGTACAGCGGCCGCTGGAGCGTTGGGAGCATCCGGAGCAGCTGCCATACAGTTTGAATCTGCTTTTGCTGGTGTCAAAAAAACATCAGATGAAGTATTTGATGCAAATGGCAAGTGCGTATACAGTTACCAACAGTTGGAAGATGGAATCCGGAGCATGGCAAAAGAGATACCTGCTTCTACGACAGAGATCTCGCAGGTTGCAGAAGCAGCCGGACAATTAGGAATTAAGACTCAGGATGTTCTGGGATTCACCAGAGTTATGATCGACATGGGCAATTCCACCAACCTGTCGGCAGAGGATGCAGCAACGTCCATCGCAAAGTTTGCAAATATTACAGGTTTGGCCGCAGATACATCCATGACTGCAGATGAAAAATATAAAAAGATGGGCAGCACCATCGTAGATCTGGGTAACAACTACGCCACTACTGAAGCAGACATCATGAACATGGCGACCAACCTTGCATCTGCGGGTACACAGGTAGGAATGTCAGAATCTGACATCCTTGCGCTTGCTACGGCATTAAGTTCGGTCGGAATGGAAGCACAGGCGGGTGGTACAGCATTCAGCAAAGCATTAATTGAAATGCAACTTGCTGTAGAAACTAACAGTGATTCGCTAAAAGACTGGGCAGACGTAGCAGGAATGAGCACCAGCGAATTTTCTAAAAAGTTCAAAGAAGACGCCACAGGCGCATTAGAAGCATTTATCGAAGGCCTTTCGAAATGTGGAGGAGAAAGCGATTCTGCAATCAAAGTCTTAAATGACATGGGGATCACGGAAACGAGAATGCGAGATGCACTGTTGAGATCTGCGAATGCAAGTGATGTGTTTACATCTGCGATCAGTACTGGAAAGAATGCCTGGGAAGAAAACACGGCATTAACCAATGAAGCGAATAAACGTTATGAAACGACGGCGTCGAAGCTGGCTATTATGAAGAACAATCTGTATGATGCCGGAATTACCCTTGGGAATATCTTTCTCCCGATGATTGCGGAAGGGACACAGAAAATCACAGGATTAGCACAGAAAATTGATGATCTGGACAGCGGACAGCAGAGAATGATACTCGGCATCGTGGGAATAGTTGCGGTATTGTCTCCCCTGCTGATCGGCATCGGGAAGGTGTCTATCGGGATATCTTCGATTATAGGACTTGGATCAAAAATAAGCGGGCTTTTTGCCGGAACTGCAGTAGCGGCAGCAGAAGCTGGAACAGCCGCAGAAGGAGCTGGAGCTGCAATGGCCGGAGCTGGAGGAGTGGCTCTAGGACCAATTCTATTAGTAACAGCTGCAATAGCCGGAGTGGTGGCTGGAATGGTTCTCCTATGGAATAAAAGCGAATCATTCAGAGATTTCATAACAGGAATTATTGACACTGTAAAAAGTTCTATCACGGGGTTCTTGGACGGAATCAATATTGACGAAAAACTAAGCGGAATAAAAAGTGCAATATCCGGACTGAGCGATAAGCTGTCTGGGCTTGAAAATCTATTTAAGGCGATCGGCGCAATTTTGGCAGCAGTTTTGGTACCGGCGATCGGACTGCTGGCAGCAGGTTTCAGCGCTGTCTTAAGCATGATTGAACCGCTAATTGGCGCGGTCGGAGGAATTATAGATATACTGTCCGGATTGGGCGATATGATAGTTGGAGTGTTCACTGGTGATATAGATCTGGCAAAAGCAGGCCTGGAATTGTTTGGGACAGGCATTGTGGAAGTATTTAGCGGATTGTGGGGAGAAATAGCAGGTGCACTGGATGGATTTGCCTCAGGACTCGTAGGCTTCTTCGGAACTTTAATACATATTTGTGGCATAGATACGTTTATAAGCGGTGTCATAGAAAAAATTACGGGTATTGCAGAAAAAATTTCGAATACACTACAAACAATCGCCGGCATTGTGGGTGATGGAATTGCATCGATATTGGAAAAAGTATCGGGAATATTCCAAACAATCGGTAATATAATAACGGTTGGCGTTATGTTGATTGGAGAAATAATATCGGCAGCATTCCAGATTATCACATTACCATTCCAATTCATATGGGTAAACTGCAAAGATACGGTAATACAGGTATGGGATGATATAAGCACGAGAATTAGTAGTGCGATAGATGTAATTGCTGGAATAGTGTCAAGTGGATTTGCACTTGTGGAAACTTACATCATATCTCCGATTAGTGGAGCACTTGCGACGGTTGTAAGCATATTCGAGGGAATTAAGAGTGGAATCACCACAAGAATAGATGGTGTGAAGGCATCGGCGGAAGCAGGATTCGAAACTGTAAAAAGCAATATTACGGGACCGATTAACAGTGCAAAAAGTACGGCACTAAGCATATTCGAGGGAATTAAGAGTGGAATCACCACTAGAATTAACGGTGCACGAGATGCGGTGAAAAATGCGATATCGACTATTAAGAGTGCTTTTCATTTTTCTTGGAAACTTCCGGATTTGAAGCTGCCACACATAAATATCGAAGGGAAATTTTCTTTAACACCCCCATCAGTACCACATTTCAGTATAGCCTGGCGCGCAAAAGGAGCGATATTCGACCAACCTACCATATTCCCTACTCGTCTCGGATGGCAGGGAGTAGGCGAAGCAGGACCAGAAGCGGTCGCACCGATCACAGTACTCCAGACGTATGTAGCAGATGCTGTTGAGAGAGGACTGGAACGATTACAGAGAACAGAAAGAGATCTAATAGACTATGACAGACTTGCTATGGCTATGGCAAAAGTACATACTACGGTTGAATACAATGGCAGAGAATTTGGGCGAATGATAAGAGAGGTTACTGAATGATATATTATGAAAATAATAATGGAACCAGGATGGATTTGGACAACTGGCCAGTGGTAATCGAGGATATTACGAAATTATATGGGAAAGAGTGGAAATATTCCGCAACGGAAAATGTAAATGCAAATAGAAAAAAGTTGGATAAATTCTATAGGACCGGAATGAGCAAAAAAATAACATTGCAAGTATACGCGGATACAAAAGAAGAATATTGCGATGTAATGGACCGCCTGAACGAAATAACAGATATAGACATCATTGAAAAAAAGCCTGGAAAACTATGGGTGGGAGATTATTATCTGGAATGTTATATAACGGAATTAAATCCGAAAGAGTACGATGAGATATTCTATACAGTAGATGTGGACGCTACAGTAGAAGCGTTCACACCTTACTGGATCGGCAAAAAAACATATACATTTCACAGCTATGGAATCACGTCTAGTGATAATAAACGGTATCCGGGAAAATATCCGTATCGATACGCGAACGGAATGACGAGCAACTACCTTATTAATCCGAATTATACATCATCAAATTTTCAAATGATAATTTACGGACCAGTTGTCAATCCTCAGGTTACGATAGGAAACAACACATATCTAGTCAATATCACATTGGAAACAGGAGAATATCTTCGAATTGACAGCCGTTCCAGAACTATTGTAAAAGTACTGAAGAATGGCGAAGAGATGAACGCATACCACTGCAGGAGCAAAGGAAGAGAATTCTTCCAAAAGATTCAGTCGGGACGACGGATGGTATCCTGGACGGGAAAATTCGAATTTGACATTACCACAATCGAAGAAAGGAGCATACCGAAATGGACAACAGCACCTTAGAAGACACAGTCACAATATCAAAAATTCATTTCATAACGACAAAACCGACCGGAGAAGAATGCGGAGAACTGTGCGATAGCGCGGAGGCAGATATGGACATTGGAAACACGAATGATTTCGAGGTCACGATAGCGGTGTCAGATTATGACACTGAACGCGTGGGATACGGATGCCGGATATTCGCTCGGGGAACAGAGTATGGGGGAATTATTGGAGACATCGAATCTATATCCGGTACACGAAAAGTTGCACTGCGTGGAAGAACATGGAGAGGAATGCTGGAGTACAAGGTAGTTGAGCCACCGGCCGGACAAGATCATCTGGCACTGTCAGGAGAATTAAATACAGTAATCAGAACATTGATAGGAGATCGCTTTGGCGGTCTCTTTGTCGTTCCGGAAGCAGATACAGGGATAACAGTGAATAACTGGCGGGTCGACCGCTACGTGACGCTCTATGATGCCCTGCAGAAGCTGGTAGACAATTATGGATGCAAGTTACAGATCTGTTACGTACAGCCAGAGGGGCTAGAATATGGTTATGTAACAGTACGGGCAGCACGGATTAAAGATTATTCAAAGGATCTGGAGTACAGCCAGGAAGATGGCATACATGTAACTGTAAGAGATAACCGTAATGGCGTAAACCATCTGGTATGTGCTGGACAAGGCGAGAATCAGGATAGAATCGTCCTACACCTGTACGTACAGAAAGACGGAACGATCGGAAAAACGCAATATTATAAAGGTTCAGAAGAAATAGAGGCGGTATATGATTATTCCAGTGCGGACAAAGAAAAACTCGAAGAGGATGGAAGAAAAAAACTGAAAGAACTGCAGAACTACAAGAAATGCACCATGACAGTTGATGATATAGATCTGGAGCTTGGCGATATAGTATCCGGCTACGATGCTATAACGGATACGCAGGTGATCAAACCAGTCACACAAAAGGTTGTAAAGTGCCAAAACGGAAAAATAACGATTGATTACAAAGTAGAAGGGGATGATTAAAATGGCGGGATTAAAAGCACTTAATATAAACACTCCACCAGAAGCAGAGCCACATATATATGCAGAAGACGATGCTGCTATATACAAGGCGATATTTGGCGGTGACGGTGTATCTACGATCGGACAGGCATGTAAAGCTACCGTATTGAGTAATAACAAGGTGAGAATAGCTGATGGTGTGCTGTGTGTAGATGGGCATATGGCAAGGATTCCATATGGAGAATACGAAGATTGCGAGATTATGAATGGACAGTCAGGAAAGAACAGAAATGATATCATCGTAGCAAAATTCGAAACCACAGGAACGGGTGGAATTGACACCATGACCTGCGAAGCAATCCAGGGAACAGCCGGAGAAACGGCGGTAGATCCGGAGCTGACGCAAGACGATATTTATACAGGCGGTAAAGTGCGAGAGTACCCACTATACCGAGTGAAGATTGAAGGGCTGAGCATTACGGCTGTAGAACGGATGTTTGAGATTATTCCGTCAAATAAGGAGTTGTCCAAGAAGCTTGCTGAATTAAATGGCAAAATAAATAATCGCAAAAATAATGTATTGATCGGTAAGTGGGGAAAATCATGGAACTTGTCCACAACACCAAAAAATATCGGCTCTAGCAAACCAATTGTTGATGATGATTGTTACAAAACCACAACTGGTGCAAATGCGACCGTAACAATAAAACAATCGGGTTTATACTGTGTGACTATGTATGCACAAGGTAGCGCAAACCAAGGTGCATCAGCGTGTATTCAAGCGCAAGTCATTGCAAATAGAACGATCGTTGATGATAACTATGTTCTTTTCAGCTCTCAATATTCGTATAATGGATTTCCTACTAATTTGAATATGAGTCGAATTATCTACCTTGAAAAGGGTACTGTTCTTTCGCCGCAAATAAGAAAATCCGATGCGTCAGGCGCGGCGGCAACTACTGGAAGCTCGTACATGGAAATGGTGAAACTTGCTTAATTTACTTTAGCAACTTTGAAAGGAGTGATATCCATGAAAATTACATTCAATGATGCAACAGAGTTGACTGTCCAGTCAGCGAGCACACGGCCGGACGGGAGCCTGCTGATCAAAACAATATCAGAAACTGAAGAGAATCTGAAGACAATCTTTCAGGATGGCATGAAGACAAAGAAGATGATCATCAAGGAAAGAGAATCTACGATTGGCACTTATGAGAATTACACGGAACTTGAGGGAATCATGAAATACACAGCAGGAATCCTAGGAGTTGTATTACATAAAGTTGGAAAGTCGCAGCTAGAGCGAATCGACGCACTCGAGGTAACTACGGACGACATCGTATTAATGATGGCGGATCTGATTGCGGGAGGGGAGCAAAATGAGAATACTGCAGTTCCGGATTAACGGACAAAAGTTAAGTAAGGACGGAGACTTTTCCGGATTAATTGCTGGTACGAAAGGCTATCTGTACGCAGCATATAACTTTGACGGAGAGTGGGACGGCTGCAAGAAAGCGGCCGTCTTTTCGAGATACGACAAAGAATATCCAGTACCGATTGTGAACGGCAAATGCAAAGTGCCAGATGAAATTACAGGATATAAACGTTGGAAAGTATATCTGGTAGGAGAAAAGGAAGAGTACCGGATCACAACCAATGAAGTGGAGGTGAGGCAGGAATGACCTTAGAAGAAGCGTTAGCAGCTTCGGAAGCTGAACCGGTCAATGATATTTTTACAGTCAATCCGGAGTCACGTACTATTACGGTACCGGACACGGAAAAGATTTTTGGCGTTTTTAGCGACGGCAACACGGAGCGAAAACATTTCCGGTGCCCGAAAGTGGTAGGCGATGGTATCGACCTAACAACCTTGCACCTGTATATCAACTACCAAAACGCCAATGGAAAAAAAATATCCGTACCTTGTCGAGGACGTGCAAGCAGATGGGGACTATATCACCTTTTCCTGGTTGATCAGTCCGGACGTGGTATCCTATAAAGGGACGGTCAAGTTTGTCCTGTGCGCCAAAAAAGGCACGGAACTGGAATGGAATACCACCATTGCAGAAGGTACCGTACTGGAAGGTCTGGAAGCCACCGACGAGGTGGTGGAACGAAATCCGGATATCATCGAGCAGATTCTTACCAGACTTGATAATGTGACGGAAATCCCACAGGAAAAGGTAGCAGAAGCTGTATCTACCTATATGGAAGCGAATCCAATTAATGTGCCGAAAAACTTATCTGACCTAAAAGAAGATTCAGAACACAGAACCGTTACAGACGCAGAAAAACAGAGTTGGGATAACAAGAGCAATTTTTCCGGCAACTATGAAGATTTACGGGGAAAGCCAGAACTTGCGGAATGGGCAAAAGCGGAAGAAAAACCGACATATACAGCAGAAGAAGTAGGAGCACTGCCGAGTACGACCGTGATCCCGAAAAATCTGTCCGATCTGGAAGAAGACACCACGCACCGTACCGTTACAGACAAAGAAAAACAGAGTTGGAACGCAAATCTTCCCAACACACAAGCACTAACCATCACATATGGCGGTCGAACCTACACCTACAATGGCAGTGAAGCTGTTGCAATCACAATCGAGACAGGTGGTATAGAGCGTATCGAGAAGCTGTCTACAGATACCACAGTAACGCTCGAACCGAATAAGCTATACGTATTCCCAGAGATGAAAAGTCTTACATACACCATCGGTGAGGGAACTGGTGAGGTGCATTTTATCTTTCGTTCTGGCGCAACAGCTACAAGGGTGGTACATCCATCCAATGTGAATATCGGTAGCTTTAGCGTCGATGCGAACAAGGTATATGAGGTGTCTGTATTAGAGGGGCTGTTAACTAGCCAGAATTGGAGTGTGAGCTAATGGAACGGAGAAGGACATTGGGAAGTGAGGTGGCAGAAATGAGAAAAGAATGGGTTGAATTGCTGAATGAAAGAGAGAGGACAGTAACCGATTTACAAAATGTAGAATTTGACTTGGCAACAAATGAAAGCCATAGTGAATATTGGATGCGCTTTGAAATCGGGCAACATACAGGTGAAAATACTGTAAATGGGAAACTAGTTATAAACCTTAATGGTGCGCAAATAGGATACTATATGCTCGCACGTGATTATTCGAAAAACGCAGAAGACGTAAGTATACATATTTACATGCAACCAATAGGAATGATTGAATTTGCGCGCTCGGCGAACAGCATTGATTTTAATGGTTTGCCGGTCACTCGAAGTGGAAGTGTTGGGAAAGAGACCGGAACGGGTAAATTGACATTTCGTTTTGCGGCAAATTACACGGGAACGATTAAGAATGTAAAGGTTTGTGCAAGATAGGAGGTTGAAATAAAAATGGTAAATAGTAAAATCCTAACAGACAGACAGACAGACAGACAGACAGACAGACAGACAGACAGACAGACAGACAGACAGACAGAC